TTCTATTTCAATTTGAATAACAGAAAGATCTATGCTTTTCTGTAACTCATTTCGTAAATTTACTAACTCGTGTAATTGCATTGACTGATACCATTATGTACGTAGTTATTTATTCAAATGTAAACAGACTATCAAATGTTGTTTTGACGTCGGTATATGCAGGAATGTCCCATGCCAGTACGCCCAAGAGATTTTCTACTTTCTGGTCTACAATTGTGGCTTCCATGGCACTGTCATCAAAGGGCAACTCTTTAAACCACTGTGGAATATGTGTTTCATCCGTGGGATATCCGACACTGGTGTAGCCCAGTGCATTATCTTTTAATTTACACACAATGGTTTTCATACCATCTACTATGGCAATACTGTAATTGTCACCATGCATACGACGTAAATTATTCCAATTAAGTGCAGCACGTACATGTCCGGGCATGTTAGCGCGACCCAGTCTTTCCTCTTCCTTGCCATACTTGGTTAGGTTGTTCACACGTTTAGGTGTACCTTTTTCCCAGGCAGGCCTGTCTTGAAACGATATTTTAAATTCACGCACACGATCGTAAATTTCTTCTTTCTCTGCACCAGTTAGCACAGCAGTTAATAATTCACTCAGGAAGTCCTGCACAACCTTGGGAGTATCTGAACGCTTTAGGTCAAGACCCATGGCTTTAACCTTGCCGGGCTTGCCATGTGTATCTAGTCTATTACCTTCTAAGTCATAGATAAGAACAGCATAGCGTTTCTTTTTTATGAATAGTCCTTTGGAGGCTACCAGTTCACGTCCACCTTTAATAAGTTCGCCCATTGCTCTAGGCACGTGACAAGCTCGTTCCATAAAGGCGGGGAAACTTGCGTTGACTTGATCGGCAATTGAATCGTAGAGTTGGGAACAGATGTCTTTGTTCCATTCCATTCTACCGGCTTCAACTTCTGATCTAACCGCAGGCCAAGCAGTAAAATAGCATGAATCAGTGTCTCCGTAGATGATACTTTCACCCGTATGGTCGTATTTTCCAAATATGCATTCATTGATATATGCATCCATATGTCTGGCGATGATACGTCCAGTGAGCGTAGTACTTTGACCAATTCTTTTGTCGAAAAATCTACAACCCGGGTTGAGAATTGCTCCGTAGAGACTGTTAAGGTTAATCTTCTTGACCAACTGTCTCTTATCCCAGAAAGCCTTGTCGTCATCAGTTGTTGCTTCTTTTTTCTTTGCTTGCAGTTCCTTACGTTCCGCATACCAACGCTCCAGTAATCCCGGTACAACAGCCTTTTGTTCATAACTAAAGATTGTACCATTGGCACTCAGCATCCAGGGCTGATTACTATCAAATATCATGCGCCATATATCAGCAGCACTCATGACATCTGACCCACCGGCTTCCCAGTCAATGGTAATTTCAGTTCCAGGCTCTCCTGCCATCACTGCAGTATATTCAAGACTGCCAAACATGTTTTCCCAGGCATCTGCAAAACCACTGCCTGCAGCCATTTTTTCTTGTATATACCGATCTGTCATTACGGGTCGGAGTTGTCCAATAATACTTTCTTGCGCCATGTTAAGGGCTCTAATAGCCGAGGGATAGAGCGAGTTAATGTCAATCGCTCCAATCCAGTCATGCATTCCTGCTTTCGGGAAAGCAACATAGGCACCTGCTGCTTGCGTATCACCTTGATCATCTCTGTTTTTCCTATTAGGTACTACCATGCCACGTTGATGCGCTTCGTTAATAATCGCCTGCTCGGTAACTGCCACTGCACCCATGGTGGTATGCAGTAACACAGTATTATCATGTGCAAGTTCATTGGCCAGATCCAGGAATCGAAGTTTCTTGTCTAGTTTGGCAACAAGCATGGTATCTTGTCGGTTGTAGTCAATGAACTTGGGAAAATCTTTGTTGTATAATTGATCCAGTGTACCTTCATACTGTGTCTTACGTTCGTCCAGTTCGTATTCACCAATTGCATCCAGGCTATAACTATGGCGCTCTTCATATGTGTACTTGCGATACAATTGCATATAGTCCATATGCACACGGCCAATTGTGTCAAAAGTTAATTGCTCGGCACCAAAGCGTTCAAATGTACGTTGTTTTGGTAGCTGCCCCCAGAGACAAAAGCGACGTGTATCGTCTTTGCTCAGTACTCTAGTGGTACGCATAACCATGTAGGGAATATCAAATCCTTCTGAGTTCCAACCACTTAGTATATCTGCATCGTCAATGAGATCCAGGAATGTACTGAGTAAATCTTCTTCACGTTCAAACAAGAAACAGTTATCATAACGATCGCAAACTTCTTGGGCAGTCTCCCAGCTATAACTCTTTGGTGGTACTACCAGAGTGACCATCTTGTCCAGCCAATCCATGTAAATGGAAATAGCAGTAATTGGATTGAATGGATCTTCAGGTTTAGAGAAACCACGCACCGGATCAAAGTCGACCTCAATATCGAAAAATGCAGTGTGTAATTTAGGACTAGTTGTCCCAAGATAGTTTTCTTCAAGGCAGCGGAACACCGGATTGATATCCGACTCCCAAAGGCGTTTGTTGCTATTAATACGTAGTTCTTTTTGGAATTCTTTATTTGATCGGCACGAGAATCTGCTTACCGATGTCCCGTACACAGTACGATACTTGCCCCGCGGGTCATCATAATACAATACGTAATTGGCCGGGTATTCTTTATAAACCCTCTGGCCGCCGGCCCGTTCTACAACATGTATACGGTCCGAATTCCTGTCATACAAGGCATCAATGTAACTCATAGATATATTATACTAGTTAAGTAGTAATCTTGCAAGACCAACAGAATCTATAGTTGTTAACAACAAGTAATTGAGTAACATACCAAAACTACGGCGACTCCAAGATGCCCAAGTGTATAACAAACATCCAACGATCCAGGCTGGGTATAAGAAAAATAGAGGAGGGTTGGGCACAGTTAATGCAAATACCAGAGCACATCCAACGCTGCATGCCCAACCCAATATTTCAACAAAAAATCTTAATTTGTGGCTACGCCAATCGTCTTGTACCCAGGCAAAGGTTTTGTACAATAGATCGATCAAAGAGTTTTGCCCACTGTTTCCAGAATGGTGTTTAATTCTTCGTGATCGGCATTTTCGTCGCCCAGTCTGGATTTATGTGCAATACGAATTGCCTTTTTAAGAATGGCCGGTTTAATTTCCATCTCTTCGGCAATTGCCTTGATAGTATCGCCGAGGCCAGCATTAAGATCTTCAACCTCTTGCATTACTGCCATACCTTCGTTAATAATTTGAGTGAGTTTTGCTTTTTGCTCAGACGAAAACATTCTTGAACCTGACATCATGGTCTCCTAATAAAAGTTAATTATATATTATAATTTTACTGTTGTCTAGTTTTTAATAGACGAAGATACTCAAATATTTTGATATACATCCAGCCAATGTCAAATTCAAACCAGCGTCTACTTAATCGTGGACTAGCAGGTGCCAGATGATGGTTGTTGTGTAACTCTTCACCACCAATGATGATACCCCAGGGGATAATATTTCTAGATTGATCTCGGGTCGTTCCGTTTCGGTATCCCCACCAATGTGCCAGGCCATTGATTACACCCGCAGCCCAGAAAGGAATCCAGAGCATTTGTATACCCCAGACCACAAAGCCTAAGAATCCAAATAACCATAGATTAATTAGCAACATAATTATTATGCCCAATTTATTAAATTTGGTATAAACATTCTGTTCCATCCAGTCATCCGGAGTTCCCACCCCGTACCGGTTAATCATGTCTATGTCTTTACTGGCACTATGATATAACAATGCACCACCAAACAACACACGCCAAATACCATACACATGCGGAGTGTGGGGATCTCCTTGTACATCACTGTATTGATGATGTTTACGATGTATTGCTACCCATTGTTTAGTGACCATGCTTGTGGTTAGCCATAACCAAAAACGCATAAAATGACTGAGTATAGGATGAAATTCTATTCCGCGGTGTGCTTGCCCTCTATGTAAAAAAATAGTAACGCAGGCAATGGTAATATGAGTTACTATTAGTGTATAGAGTATAATGTCCATCAGTTATTTACTAGATAAAAATACTAGCTAAAGTTTTCCCACCGATATTGTTTAGATTTGTTAAGTTGATAACTTGACTTGAACTTCCAGTCAGGTCCTAGAATTTTACTAATTATTGGGACGCAACGATCGTAGAGTTTGACTCTACTGGACTCTACTGCGTAAAATTGAACTACGTATATGCGACTGCGTTCTACTTTTTGATAATTGTCGATAAATTTGACAAGTTCTTTGGATAAAATATCATATACAGTTGAAAGTACAGCATAGGGATTCTTATTGGGTTCTATACTGAGCTTGCCATTGACAGTAAATTCTATTTCTACATTATTGAAATTATTAACCGTTAAATTAACTACTAGTCCTAGATCGTGACTCACTATTTCCACATTCTTGGAATCAGCATAAGTAACAGCCGATGAATACGGAGCATTACCTAGTTCAGTGATTATTTCTTTAACGTTCATGATGATATTTAGTGCTCACTTCTATCTTCGGGGCACGACTCCCATTGACAGCGCAGCAGCCGCGCCCTCACGGTCCTAAGGTGAAGTCTTTGCTTTGAATTTATTCATACATTACCGTGTCAGTATCGCCCAACGCCCATTTGGGATTTTGTTCGACCACATATTTCTTGGTTGCTACTTTGAAGTCAGGAAATAGCATTTCTTTTGGATTGCTCGACGCATCTAAGAATAAGCAACGATTGTTTGGTTGTGCTGCATATTGACCGTTATCCAACTGTATAAAATTAAAACTTTTGTGATCCTCAGGATCTTCAGCATAACTTGTGTCTATAATATTTAAATCAGGAGCAGAATGGTCCACTGTAAACAAATAATTACCTTGGTAAAATTGTTTGTCTTTAGCATAAAACTTGGCAGTTAAATTTCTCAAGAATGATTTTTGAATTACAGTAAAATCATAACTAAAGCAGTCCCAAATTTGTAGTGAGTCTAAAGGTAGAAATTTCTCAGGTTCAATATCGGTTGTGCGCGACACAAACGCATGTAACGGTAATTTGTCATAAAGAGCACCGTAGTTTGGTAAGTAACTTTCTATTCTAAACGCTTGTCCACGAATACTTTTAATTGTAACCCACACACATGGTTCGTATTCTTCGTGACCTTGTTGGAAGTCGTAAAGAAACTCTTTACGAATATAACAATGAACAGGTGGTATATTTGCAACTAAATGTGCCATTTTTATTTTACCTCAGTTGAAGTTTTTAATTCTTCTTTACAAATTAAATTGTCTGATTCTTGTTTCCTACATATCATTACTTTTTCCTTGTCTGGCATCACTTTGTCCACAGTCCAGCTGGCACTCATCCAGCCCATGGCACTAAAAAACCCCCAAACAATCATGTACGGTATTTCTCCTAGCATTTTGGTAACCTTTCTTGAATTATGTTTACTGTTTGATCACTTAATACCACTTCATAGTGGTTGGATTCTATATCAACTAACTCCATATCTTGCCCATGATGTCGTTGACTGGCGATAGTTACAACACCATCATTTGGTTGTACTACCCAGGGTGCATTACCTGTGACGGTGACCACATTGGTCCAGGGATGATGTATTTCTATCTTCCTGGCTTGCCGCATTGCCCATGAGTTGGGACCAATATCTTTTAATAGTCTACTATACGGCAAGAAATATTTTGCAACATCAGCTATTTCAGCCCCGCCATATGGAGTACTTAGTGTAATTGCACCCAGCACACGATCAGACATTTCGTCGGCTAGATGTAATGCATATATACCGCCTAGACTATGACATATAAAAAAAATGCTGTGTAACTCGCTTAACTGATGACGCATATCAGCAAGATTTTTTTCAAAGCCATTACGACTGTCGTAGTCAATGACTAGTTCTTGGTATCCTTTGATATGATCACGAATATAATTAAAACTTTCACCAGTTGCACTGGCACCATGTATATAAACAATTAACATTGATACTCCGGCCATAGATCGGCAAACCGGTATTTAAAGTCTGGCCAATATTTTTGTTCTTGATCCTGATGCCAATCGTACAAGTATTCACAATCAACGGTATCGTTAACAGTGGCCCTTAGACTAGTGGCCATTTCTTGTAACCAAGTGCGTTGTCTGTGCAAAGCATGATATTTTATCGATTGTTCACACTGGTCTGCCGCAATCAATCTAAATTTTTCCGGTAATGCTCTAACCGATAACTTTTCCGGATGATGTAGTTCATTCCATCTTAGGCTGGGCAAATTGTGTTCTTTAAAATATTCGTGTATGGTAGACAAGTCTAGTGCATTGTACACTGAATAAACTCCAGTGACCCCCACTAAATGCCCGGGTTTATCTTTGACAGCTTCTTGTAAGTATCTGATATTGTTTATTATTAAATCCCAGGATCCACCGTGTCTGACATACTCAAACTTTTCTTTTACAGTTTCAAAACTAATATCCCAGACCACCTGATTTTTCTCCAACAACTTCTTGAAAATTTTATTATTTGCTAACGGTACAGTTAGATTGGTAATCACATTTATGTGTACATCGGGATCAATTACATCCAGTAATTGCTCGTTTTCTTTCTGCAGCAGAGGTTCTCCACCAAGCAGCCCTAGATTTTTTAACGTGGATCGGTTGGCATCAATAAACTCTAATATGCCGGGCATGGTGTTGCTATAGTCCAATCGCTCCGCGGGAATCTTTTTTGTTGCAGCCCACTGACTGCTGGCTTCGTGACCACAATACACGCAACTGAGATTACAGGTATTTGACCAACGTATGTCTAAATTTTGTAGACTTTGATTTTTTATAGACTCCAGGCTGATAATTTTATTTTCAGCAATGTCGTTGTACCAACGTCGTTCGCTGTTGCTGGTCATTGATTCTTGTCTAGCACATTGTACACAATTTTTATGAGTCTGATTGTTTAAAATGTCCTGTTTAATTTCAAGCAGTAACTTTGAATTAATGATTTCGCTGATTGGTGTGACACGAAGATCCGCAATATAAGACTCGCCGGCACAACAGGTCTTGTAAGTGCCCTGAGTGTTTATATGCACGTTTGTCCAGGGGGCATAACAGAAGTTTGGACCAATTGAATTATCTAATTTGATTGACATTGTATAGAGTAAAATGCGGCACTAGGCCGCATTGTTATTTAAGTGTTGAACGCAGCATCCAACAATGTTTTGCATGAGCGTCCTGACGATCTGCATAGAAGTTGGCTAGTCCAAATTCTCGGTTTTGTT